CGCTTGCAATCGCGCGGGTCGCCGATCAATTTTGCCGCGTCGCAGTCTTGGACTAAGGCAGATGACGCGACGCTGCGGGCCATTTATGGCGGGTTTCTGACCGCCGCACAGATTGCCGCTCGCATGGAGCGCAGCCTGCATGCCATTTCATACCGCGCGAAGTTTCTCGGCCTTGTGGCCGGGCGCCGCGCGTCACCGAAAAGCCGTGCCGTGGTGGCGCGGCCTGCCGCCCGCAGTAATCGAGAACTTCCCGTTGCCGGTTCGCGGGCGGCTTCCCCATCGCGGCCACGTGCCGCCACGAACTCCTGCGGTGCCTCCCCCGCAGTCGAGCGCCAGGTGTTTTCTCAGCCTGCGCGAATCTTGCCCGAGGCGGTTGCGGAAACGCCGCCGCCTCGGGTCTTTTTAGGGACGCAATGCTGCCATCCGATAGGCGACCGCACCTGCAATGAACCGGTGCGGGCCAATGCGCGCGGGCTGAAATCGCCTTACTGCCCGGAGCATTTTGCTTTGATTTACGCGGCGCCGCCTGCCAAGAGCGCGAATAATCCGCCGCCTGCGGGATGGCTGAAAAATCGCGACATGGTTTGGGCGCGCGGGTGATGGCGTCTTCCACCATTATGATCGGTGACTGCCTTAAAGTGCTGCGTGGCTTGCCGGATGGCATGGCGCAGACATGCGTGACAAGCCCGCCATACTACGGGCTGCGCGACTATGGCCATGTTGGGCAGATCGGGCTCGAAGAAACGCCAGACGCCTATGTGGCGCGGCTGGTGGACGTGTTCCGGGAAGTGCGGCGCGTGCTGCGCGATGATGGGACGCTCTGGCTGAACCTTGGGGATAGTTATGCAGCCCAAGGCGGCGCGCATGGGGGGCGAGACGACAATCAACGCGGGGTCGGCGCAAAGCGGCTTCACGCAGAAGGCGCAGGCGACCAAGCGGCGCGGCGACCCGCGCAAGGCTGCAAGCCCAAAGACCTACTCGGCATCCCCTGGATGGTCGCCTTCGCGCTGCGCGCCGATGGCTGGTATCTCCGCAGCGCCATCGTTTGGCACAAGCCAAACCCGATGCCCGAAAGCGTGCGGGACAGGCCCACGTCCAGCTATGAAAACGTGTTCCTGCTGAGCAAGCGGGCGAGCTACTACTACGACGCGGCGGCGATTGCGGAGCCTGCGGACTTCCCCGGCGACGACCGGCACAACAGGACAGACGCGCGCAAGGTTTCCGACCCGATGTGCGCCGATGGCGGCAGTCGGGCACGGACGGGAAACCCGACAGGGCTAACCCGCAACGCCCGGAATGTCTGGACGATTGCCACGCAGCCGTATCGCGGTGCGCACTTCGCCACCATGCCGCCAGACCTCGCTGAGAGGTGCATCAAGGCAGGCAGCCGCCCCGGCGATACGGTTCTGGACCCATTCGGCGGCGCAGGCACGACCGGGCTTGTCGCGGATCGGCTCGGGCGCAGCGCCACGCTCATAGAATTGAACCCGGAATATGCGCGGCTTGCGCGGGAACGCATTACGGCGGATGCGCCGTTGTTGGTAGCGCGATGAAACCCGCCTTCATCTTGCTATTCCTGATCTGCCCGCCCGAAGGCGCGCAATGCGAAGAGGGCATGGTCGTGCATCGCACTTGCGCGCTTGCAGAGAACTTCGTCCGGTGGGGAATGCGCGAGGGCCAATCGCTGCATATCACGGAATGCGTGGCGGAGGCGGAATGGATGAAGAGGAGGAGAGAGAGATGAAAGACTTATGGACGCGTTTTAAGCACTGGATTGATGGCAGTGATCGCGCTGCTGCGAGGCGGGAATATTTTGAATGGCGCATGGAACGGCATCGGGAAGATGTGGATCGCAGACGCACGGCAGAGCGCGCCGAATTGCGCGACCGCTTTGCCGGATATGCGCTTATTGGGTTGCTGGCTGCCGGAGATCATCACGCATACAACCGCGATGAAATGGCCGTTGAGGCATGGAGACAAGCCGACGCCATGCTGAAGGAGCGCGACCAATGACAACAGACGAATATCGCGCGCTGGTGGCAGCCGGTCCTGCCGTGGTTATGGTGGCGAAAGAGGACATGCTGCGATTGCTTGAGCGCCTGATGATTGCCGAGCAAGAGCTTACGGAGGCGTCGCGGCGCCTTGATGTGGTGCTTGGCCAATGACCCGCGCCGCGCCAGAGCGTGCCATCCAGATCGCCATCAAGCGCCGTTTGGCCCTGTCTGGCGTGGTGTGTCACCACTCGCCTAATGCCGGTAAGCGCAGCGTGATCGGCGGCAGAATGCTCAAGGCAGAAGGCATGATCACGGGCTGGCCTGACCTGACGCTGGTAGGGCCGGACAAGCGCGTGGCGTTCCTTGAGGTGAAGGCCGAGAAAGGCCGCACTAGCGCCGCGCAAGACGACTGCCTCGCCATGCTGCGCCGCATGGGCCATGACGTGGCGGTTGTGCGGTCGCAGGATGACGCGGTGCTGATGTTGCAGGAATGGGGATGGAATGTGAGATGAAAGACATTCGAGTAATCGTTACCGTGAAGAATGCGGTGATGCTTCGGGCTATGGATCAGGCAGGCTTCGCCACTGCGACGGAATTAGCGCGGGCGTCTTGCGTGAATAACAGCACGGTTGGTGATTACCTTAACCTGAAACTCGCTCCATATAAGCCGTGCGGCGAATTACGAGACAGTATTGTTCGCATAGGGTATGCACTAAAACGTTTGCCAGAAGACCTATTCCCTGCGCCATTCTTGCGCCGCGCGCTGCAAACAAACCGCGTCGCGCGCGACGTTGACGCCGAAAGCCTGCCGGCATTGATGCACCAAGCGCCGCCTTCCATCGCCTACGATCCTGAGCGCAACCTTATTGTAAAGGAAGCGGTTGATTTGCTAGTGTCTGCGCTTGACGCAATCAAGACTGGCGACGGTCAAAGTGACGCGCGTAACATTGCGGTGCTCAAACACTACTACGGATTGGACGGAGGGGAGGCTTCAACGCTTGAAGCAACCGCAAAGCATTTTGGAGTAACGCGCGAGCGAGTGCGGCAGATTTTGCATAAGGTGGAATGGCGGCTTAAGCGCAAGCTAAACTCGCCTCAATACGAAGAGGCAAAAAGCGCTATGCTGGAAATGATGTGATGACAAAGCAATGGCGAAAACTGAAGAACTGCCGCACGTGCCGCTTTGCCGACGCGACGGACAGGGAGCGTTCCTATACGCCTTCATGGACCGTCCGATGCAATTATCCGACCAATGAACTGCCTTGGCCGTCCCTGCCGCACTCGTTGGCCGTTGGATATGGCGTTGCTGATGACCTTGCGAGAATTAAGAGCGGGCGGGCCAAAAGACACATGAACCTCCGCGACGCGAAGGAAGGCGAAGGCTGCCCGATGTGGGAAAAGTGGGATGCGGTCAAATAATGCCAATCCGACCCGAAAACAAAGCGCGCTACCCGAAGGACTGGAAACAGATCAGCGTTCGGATTCGTGAGCGCGCGGGATGGCGCTGCGAGTTTGTTGACGCGAATGAGTGGCGATGCACTGCCGTTCAGGGCGAGCCGCACCCCATCACAGGCAGCCGCGTGGTGTTGACGGTAGCGCATCTGGATCACCAGCCGGAAAACTGCGACGAGGGCAATCTGATGGCCATGTGCCAGCGCTGCCACAACATCTATGACGCGCCGATGCGAAGGGCGGGAATCAAACAACGCGCCCGGCAGAAAATGGCGGTTGCTGACTTGCTGGAGATCGCCGCGCCATGACCCCCGAACCCGTCCCTTCCACCCTAGAAGAGCGCCTCGCCTTCTATGAGCGCTTCGCCCGCAACCTTGCCGAGCGCGTCCCCGACCCGGTAGAGGACGCGGAACGCGAGGCGCATTTCGAGACATGGAAGCGCAAAGGCGCAAAGAAATGAGCGAAAGTGTATTTTTCCGCATTGGCGCGCATGATGAAGGCGCTGAATTGGTGAAGCGGTGGCACTATTCAAAGCGCCCACCGGCCAACGTGCAATGCGTCGGAACATGGCATCAAAACGGAGGGTTGTTTGGTGATTATGGGCCGGCGATTGCCGCTTGTTTTTTTTCTATTCCGCCCACGCGATGGAGCGAAACAGTCTTGGAGTTATCAAGATTGGTAAGGGTGGAAGGCGTGGCCATGCCGCCATTGACTGGGTTAATTTCTTTGACAGTCCGCCATATAGTGCAAAAAAAACTAGGTGATCTTTTGGTTAGCTTTGCAGATAAGACCGAGCAGCATCATGGCGGGATTTATCAGGCTTCATCTTGGAATTATCACGGCGCGCGGGACAGACGAATGGATGGCGTCATAATTGCCGGCAAGTTTCACGCGGGAAGATCGTGCAATTCTGTATGGGGCACGCAAAGCCCGCGCCTTTTAAGTGAAAAGCTTGGTGTTGAAGTTTTGCCGCATTTTGATGACGGAAAGCATTTGTATTGGCGCGCTTTGAATAGAGATGGGCGCAAAAAAGCATTACGGCTGAAATTGGGAAACATTGCTTATCCAAAACCGCAAAAGGTGGCAGCATGAGCGCGGTGACAATGACGGGCGGCACGATGAACACCCCAGGCAGATCGGCGCTGGATATTCCCCTCAGTGTCACATTCTTTCGGGATTACGCCGCTCAATCAAAACGCGATCAAGAACAAAGCCTTCGCGCCCTGATCCCGATGCTGCGCGACACCACCGCCCCCAGCAAGGCGGAACTGCCATGGCTAAAGCTGGCGACGTTTGGCGACGTGCGGACTTCACGCGGGAGCCTGCGCCACGACGAAAACATAACTGCCGTCACGGGGATCGAGGCGGACTATGACGGCGAGGCCATCACGGTAGATCGAGCCCGGCAGATACTCGCTAATGCCGGTATCGCGGCCATCATTTACACAAGCCCATCGCACACAGAAGACACGCCCCGGTGGCGCGTCCTTTGCCCGCTGGCGCACTCTATCCCGTCACAGGCCCGCGCTGGCATGGTGGCCCGGCTGAATGGGCTTTTCGTGGGGGCATTGGCCACCGAGAGCTTTACCGCGTCGCAGGCTTACTACTACGGGTCAGTGCGGAGCAACCCCTCGCATGAAGTGGTGGCGATTGAAGGCCGCGCGCTGGATGAAGCGCCGGAGCTTGATGAACAGGCGGTAGGGCGGTCTCGGCCTGAAAGTGCGGCCGCAAGCAATTACAAGGGCTTAACGCCCGCGCCACGTCCTACAGCCGTCACCACAGGCGACGGCACCCCTTATGCCTTGGCAGCCCTGGCGCGGGAATGCGCGGCCATCCGGAACGCCGGCCAAGGCCATAAATGGGCGACAATCAATCGCGCGGCCTATGCCATCGGCGGGCTTGTCACGGCAGGGGAGCTTCACGAAGGCCCGGCGATCGCCGCATTGCGTGACGCGGTGCATTCCATCCGCGGGCAGTGCGAAGACTTTGCCCATGCGATGAACACGCTGGAAAGGGGTTTTGCAGACGGCAAGGCGGCGCCCCGGCACATACCGGACGCGCCGCCCCGGCTGATCCGCCGCGTGGTGGAGGAATACGCCCCGACACGCCCCGAGCCGCCGCCGCTGGAGCAAGCGCCCGACCATTGGAGCGCAGAACCGGAGCCGGACATAGGCCTAGAGCCGGAAAAGGTAGCCCCGGACATTAAGCCCACCGGCCTGCCGCTGATCTATTTCCAAGACGTGAAGCCTGCCCTAAAGGCGGAAGACTTTGTGGAAGGCTTGCTGATCAAGGCTGCGATGTCAGTCACCTATGGCCCCTCCAACTGCGGCAAGACGTTCTTTATGGCGGACCTGGCGCTTCATGTGGCGATGGGGCTGGAATGGCGCGGGCGCGAGGTGGATAGGGCCGGCGTGATTTACTGCGCCATGGAAGGCGCTCACGGCATTCAGAACCGCGTGGCAGCCTTTGCTTTAACGTGCGGCCTGGCAGGGCAGGAAATCCCCTTCGCCATTATCCCGGTCGCCCTGAACCTGCTTAACCCGGAAGCGGACACGTCCCGCCTGATTGACGCCATTGCTGAAGCCGCCGCCCGCATGACGATCCCGGTCGGGCTGGTGGTCATGGATACCCTAAGCCGGGCCATGGCCGGTGGCAATGAGAACTCCCCGGAAGACATGGGCGCCCTGGTGGCCAATTCCGACCGCATCCGGCAAGCGACCGCCGCGCATGTGGCGTGGATACACCATAGCGGCAAAGACCAAGCCCAGGGCGCGCGTGGCCATAGCCTGCTGCGCGCTGCCACCGATACCGAGATCGAGATTTCACGCGCCGACAATGACAGCCCATCCGTCGCCCGCGTGACCAAGCAGCGCGAGCTAGAGATTGACGGGGTTTTCGGCTTTACCCTCAAGCGCGTGGAACTGGGCCTAAACCACCGCGGCAAGCCGGTCACGTCTTGCGTGGTCGAGCCTACCGACGAACGCCCCACCAAGCCCCGTATCAGCCTCACCAACGGCGAGGCCATGGCGCTGCGCATCCTGCATGACGTAATGGCCACACAGCCCGTCCCGGTGCCTTACCAAGCCTCACAAGCTGGGGTGCAAGTCGCCACGAGTAAGCACGCATGGCGTGAAACATTTTTCGCGCGATCAACCGCCGATAGTCACGAAGCGAAGAAGAAAGCCTTCAACCGGGCAGCCGATGGGCTTGCCCAAAAGGGACAAATAGGGGTTCACCATGACACGGTTTGGGCAGTCTAAAATGGTAATTTACCGCAACCAACCATCACTTTTTACCCCTAAAAGTGACCGGGACATGCCGGGACAAATCGGGACAAATCGGGACAATTACCCCCCGGCTGATGCCCCGCAGTCGGGACAATTTGGAACCCCCCCCCTAAAGGGGGGGGTCCAATGTCCCGCCGGGACAGGGGTGGGAATGTCCCGCGTCCCGGATGACCCGGTTATAAAAAACACAAAGCGAAACGAAAGCCGGAAGGCAATTTTTGACGCATGGCTGGCCGAGTGCCAAGCCTATGACGCGGCAGGCCGGCAGGATGAAGTCCCGCCCCTGCCGCCGGGCTACCTGTCCAGCGGCCCGAAGCTATGGCGCGAGGGTGCAACCTATTCGGGCAAGCGGTGGCGCTGATGGACATGACCCCCGCCCAAGTGGCGCGCGCCCATGCCGACGAGGCGCTTGCCGAGGATTGCCTGCGCCGCGCCAGAGCCGCCCAGGACGGCTTGCAGCACCCGAACCTGGACCAGCCGGGCCGGGAATACCTAGAGGGCCTTAGCGCCCGCTACAGCGCCCTTGCAGGCCGGTTGCGCGGTAACACCCCATGACAGGAGGATTCGCCATGCCAGCACCGAAACCCGCGCGCACGCGCGGGCGACCTGAAAAGCCCATAACCCTGGATTTCGGCCCGGCCCAGCGGCTTGTGAACGGCACGGCTTGGCTTGCCTACCGGGCGGACCCCGAAAACCCCTCACGGCCTTCTGTGAGGGCTGGGAAGGCCAAGGTGATTTACCATCAGCTATGGCTTGCCGGGCACCTGACGGACGAACAGCACGAGGCGGCGGATCGCTACCTGACGCGGCTGGAGACGGCATCCGGCGCCAAGGTGGACACGCGCGGGCATGGGGCGGCGTCCTATGGGCCAACGGCTGCCCAAGTGGCGGCGCTGGCCGATCTGCGTGGCGCAGACCGGGTGATAGGGCCGGATGCGCTGGTCAAGGCCGTGCGGACGGTCATCGGCTGGAATATCTGGCCGCCTGACTTGGACGTGCGTGCTTTCCGGGCGGCGATGCAGCGCGTGGCGGATGAATGGGGGATGTGAAAAAAAATGCGCGCGATGCGTTTTTTCTCTTGCATCGCATGCGCGCTTTGCGTATAAGGATTGCACCGAGGCAATCAAGCCCGGCAAACGAGGAGATAGCCCGATGAACAGCAAGTCCGATCAAATGGCTCAAATTATTGCCAAGGCTGGCATCAACACGCGCGACGTGACCGTGCTGGGCGCCTATGTGCATGTGGACACGTTCGCCAAGTATCGTGCGGCGCTGCTGCACCTTATGTCCACGGCTGGGTTCCGGCTGGTAATGGAGCGCGATGGCGTTCACCTTGGCGGGTTAGACGGCTTTCGAATGGTGTTTCGGGCCTAACGTGTCAAAAAACGCGCAAGTTTTTTGTTGACAGGAAAACGCGCTTTGCGTATAACAATTTTACCGAGGCAATCGTGCCCGGTAACGAGGAGATAACCCGATGATCAAGACTTTCCGCAATTCCGCCTACACCAAGCGCAATTACGATTGCACAAACGTGATAGCTTGCGTTGCTGATGTTGCGCCTGGCCCGAATTGGATCGAGTGCGGGCCGGAAATGCTGACCGGATTGACTCAATTGCATCGGCAAGGCGGCGCAGTTTTTTACGGGTATTTGTAGCCCATGACCCCCGCACACTTCCGCCAATGCCTGACCCTGCTGGACTGGACCCAGCGGGGCCTAGCCCGGCAGCTAGGCTATGCCGAGGGCACGGTCAGGCAATGGGCGCGCGGGGCTCTGCCAATACCGGACCAGGTGGCAGATTGGCTTGTGGCAAGGGCTGATCATGCCGAGGCTACGCCAGCGCCGCGCCGTTGTAACTGAATGCCCCTTGGAACCTTTACGCTGGCGCCCGGCTGGCGGATCGACCTGACCAGCGCGCGAGCGTTAACACGGACCAAGGGGTGTCATTTAGGCCGTGATGGTCAGGACCGGGCAATTCACACTGAAAGGCGCTTTATGACCAAGCGATACGGGCGCAACCAGCGCCGCAAACACCGCGAAGAAATCGCGGGGCTGAAATCGAAATTGAACATCGCGCGCGAGAGCAGCGAAGAATGGCAAGCGCGGGCCGCGCGTATGGCGTTGGGATCGCAGGAAATCGAAGACCGTGCCTTCCAGCGATTTATGGCCGCAAGCGGGCTTTTGGAGCGACTACTTGACCGGATGGCGGCAGAAATGGGGCGCGCAGCTGGCGAGCAATACCAGAGAGAAATTAGCAAGCTGCGGTCAGTATCGCAGCCTGTATTCAACGTAAGCCAAAGCGATGAGGCATCACAGCGCGTTAGGTATGTGCATCTAAGGCTGCCGGCCCTTGGTTTGTATTGTGAAATAACCGATATGGACTTGGTAGACAGTCCGCCGCCGAAAACACTGAAAGGCGCTTGACAACCCCCTGATTTATTTGTAAGGGGGGCATATTCTGGAATTTTGCGCCCGGAGCCCGACAAGGCGGCTTGGCGCTTCCTGTCTCACTTGCCACGCGCAGGAGGAGCATTCGAGGGCGTTAGGCTTGGCTTGGCGCCCTTAGTCATTATTTTTGCGCCCGGAGCCCGACAAGGCAAAGGGTAGAGTCGTTGGCTCCCAAGGTGGGGAACAATGGAGCATCTGGCCCGGCATTTTGCGACTGATGAGCCTTAACGGCGAAACGCTTAGGCGTCTCGTGGAGTAGCCCCAGCCGGGGAATAAATGGCTACCTAGGCCCACCACTTTAACCGCCCAAGGCCCGCAAGGCTTCGGGCTTTTTCATGGAGAAGCACGATGGGCACGAAAAAGAAGGGCGGCAAGAAATACTGATGGGCCGCACAAGGACGACTCGTCCGAAGGGTAACGGCCCCGGCCATGGCGGTCCAGCAAGCGGCGCTTCAGCAAGCGGCGCAGGCTACGGGCCAGGCGCAGGCGCGGCGAAATCCTTTGCCGCAAATCACCAGCCGTCCGGCGAGGCAAAATCAGCCGGCAAGGAAGTGGCAGCGGAGATCAAGGCAAAGATTGCAGAGCATAAGGATGCGATCCTTGAGGCGCAGCTTGCGCGGGCAAAAGACGCGGCGCACCCTCAAGGTCATGCGGCGGCGGAGGCTTTGCTAAACCGCATTATGCCGCCTGAGACCAAACAGACCGTTTCTGGCGATGCTGACGCGCCGCTGGCCTTCACCATTGTGACCGGAGTGCCCCGCGCGGAGGATTAACCATGTCGCGCGTGATTGACTTAAGCTATCGGGCGCGGGAGCAATTTGCGCCATTTCATCGGCGGCGGGAACGCTGGGCTTGCCTTGTCGCGCATCGGCGCGCGGGCAAGACGGTGGCGTGTGTGGCGGACTTGGTTGACGCGGCCTTGCGATGCACCAAGCCTAACCCGCGCTTCGCCTATGTGGCGCCACTTTATGTCCAAGCCAAAGACATTGCCTGGGGCTATGTGAAGCAGTTCACGCGAGCAATACCGGGCGCGGCATGGCACGAGAGCGAGTTGCGATGCGACCTGCCAAACGGGGCGCGCATCCGGCTTTATGGGGCCGAAAACTATGAGCGGTTGCGCGGCCTGTATTTCGATGGCGTGGTGCTAGATGAATATGCAGACATGCCGCCGGCCATTTTGCCGGAGGTTATCCGTCCCGCGCTGGCTGACCGGGAAGGCTGGGCGACGTTTATCGGGACGCCCAAGGGCAGAAATGCCTTCTGGGAAATATGGGAGGGGGCATCGGCCCCCGGCTGGTTCCGGGCCATGTTACGCGCCTCGGAGACGGGCCTAATCGCCCCAGGCGAGTTGGAAGCCGCGCGGGCGGTAATGACGCCGGAGCAATATGCCCAAGAATGGGAATGCAGTTTCGACGCGGCGATCATCGGCGCTTATTACGGGCGCGAGATTGCCCAGGCTGAGGAAGCCGGGCGCATTTGCCATGTGCCGGCTGATCCGGTCTTGCGGGTGCATACTGCCTGGGATTTAGGCGTTGGCGACAGCACGGCCATTTGGTTCTTCCAGGTGGCGGCAAACCAGATTAGGGTGATTGATCACTATGAGGCCAATGGCCACGGCTTGCCCCACTATGCGGCGGTGTTGAATGCCAAGGGTTATCAATATGGGCACGATTACCTGCCACATGATGCTAAGGCGCGCGATTTAGGAACGGGCCGGACGCGCATTGAGACATTTCGGGAATTAACCGGGCGAGTGCCGCGCGTGTTGCGGCCTGGCAAGGTCATGGACGGGATCAACGCGGCGCGCGTGACCATGGCGCGGTGCTGGTTTGACGAAAGCAAGTGCCGCGAGGGCTTGGAGGCGTTGCGCCAATACCGGGCGGATTTTGACGAAAAAAAGCGCGTGTTTCGGGATGAGCCGCGCCACGATTGGACCAGTCACACGGCGGACGCCTTTCGCTATATGGCGATGGCATGGCGTGAATTGCGACCTGACAAACCGCCCGAGCAACCGCGCTTTGCCATTCAGGCAGCGCCTGGCGGGATACAGATCAACCTTGGCGAGTTGGCGCGGCAACACTTGCAGCGGCGCGCGGCAATGAGAGGGGAATACGAATGAGCGGGACTTTTTTAGCGGAAGGCGCGGCGGCGGTTGTGCCCTCGGATACCACAGAGCTTGGCCCATGCAAGGCGCTTTATGTGGGTAGCGCGGGCGGAAATGTAGTGGTGCAAATGCCGGGCCGAAGTGATGCCATCACTTTTACCGCCGTTCCGATTGGCGTTTTGCCGGTAAGCGCGCGGCGCGTGATGGCCGTTACAACCTCTACGAATATCGTGGCGCTCTATTGATATGAGCGATAGCGCCAGCGAAGCCTATGAAGACCGCGAAGACGCTGGCGAGGATGACGCTGGCCTTGCGCGCCTTTGGCTTGATAGCATTACGCTGGCGCGAAAGAACGAGGAAGCATGGCGCAAGGCGGCTGGCGAAGCGCGCGACCGCTATCGCGGCGACAAGGAAAACCAGCAAGGTAAGAAATTCAACATCCTGTATGCCAATACGCAAATTACGTTGCCTGCCATCTACAATTCGACGCCCATCCCGGACGTGCGGCGCCGCTTTGGCGATGCTGATGCGATTGGCAAGGTGGCGGCGCAGGTGTTGGAACGCAGCCTGAGCTATTCCTTCGACGCCTATGATTTTGGCGGCAACATGCGGTCAGCAGTGTTTGATAGCGTGCTTGCCGGGCGTGGCGTGTTGCGCGTGCGCTATGAGCCTTCCTTCGAGGAAACGGAAGAAGAGCAACAGGAAAAGGCGGAAGAATACGCGGAAGAGGCTGCCCAGCCTGCCGCGCCGCGCATCGTGTTTCAGAAGGTTTGCCTTGAGCATGTAAATTGGCAAGATTTCATCATCGGGCCGGGTCGCAAGTGGGAAGAGGTTCCTTGGATTGGCTTTGAGCATCGCTTGACGCGCGATGAATTGGAAGATCGGTTTGGCGACCTTGGCGCCACCATGCCGCTTGACATTATCACGGATGACGCGCGGGCGCGCAATTCTGACCCGCGCGACGTGCCGGACGTTTTCAAGCGCGGCACGGTCTATGAGATATGGGATAAGGAAGATCGCGAGGTTCTATTTGTCGCGCCTTCGCTGCCTTCCAAAATCCTAAAGCGGGTTGATGATCCGCTTGGGCTTCAAGATTTCTGGCCAACGCCGCGCCCGATCTATGACGTGGTGGATAGCGGTAGCCTTGTGCCGGTTGTGCCGTATTCGCTCTACAAGGATCAGGCGGAAGAGCTTGATCACGTCACGCGGCGGATTGATAAGCTTGTCGAGCAATGCCGGTATCGCGGATTGCGCGCTGCTGACATTGCGGAATTTGAGAGCCTGGCGCGGGCTAAGGACGGCGAATTTATCGCGGTCGAGAACGCGATGCAGTTTGCCGACCGTGGCCTTGATAAGGCAATCTGGCACGCGCCGCTTGAAACGCTGGTGTCTGTCATTGTCCAGCTTATGCAGCATCGCGAGGCGTTGAAGGCTACCATTTACGAAATCACGGGCCTATCGGACATTGTGCGTGGCGCCAGCGTGGCGAGTGAGACTGCCACGGCGCAACAGATCAAGGCGCAGTTTGGTTCGATCCGCATTCAGGACCGGCAAGCCGAAGTGCAGCGTATGGCGCGCGATGCCGTGCGGCTGATGGCGGAATTGATTGGCGAGAAGTTTGAACCTGAAACGCTAGGCTTGATGACCGGCGTTGACCTGCCGCAAGCGCAACAGAAGCTGATGGCGCAGCAAGCCGCGATGAAGGCGCAACAGGCCGGGCAGCCAGTGCCGCCCGAGATTGAGCAAGTGCTAACCGTTCCGTCATGGGATGAAGTGCTGCAAGTGTTGCGGTCGGATGCCATGCGCGGCTATCGGGTGGACATTGAGACTGATAGCACGGTGCAAGCCGATGTTGCGCGTTTGAAGACGAACGCGGCGGAGTTTGTGCAGGGCTTTGGCGGGTTTATCCAAGCGGTAGGACCGGCAGTGCAAGCTGGCGCTATGCCTATGGATGTTGTGGCGGACTTGCTGACCGCCTTCGCGCGCAATTTCAAGCTAGGGCGCCAGGCGGAAGACGCGCTAGAGCGCATGGGCAAGATTGCCGCGCAACCGGCGCCGCAACAGGATCAGGGCGCGGCGGCAGAAGCGCAAGCGAAAGAGCAAGCCGACACGCAAAAGCTGGCAATGGAAGCCCAAAATGCCGACCGGGACTTTGCGCTTAAGCAGCGCGAGTTGGACCTTAAAGAGCGGGAAGCGGCTTTTAATGAAGCCCTGCAAGTTCAGCAATTAAAGGATGCTGAAATGGCTCGGGCAGAAGCGCGGCGGGATGCGCTTCTGCCTGACCGTGAAGCTTTAATGGGCGAAAATGAGGCAAATATGCGCGAATTAGCAGCGGCATTGGCCGCATTAGGGCAGAGCCTTCAGGCAATACAGGAACAGCACGCCAGAACGGCACAGGTGCAGGCGCAGGCGTTGCAGCAACTTGCGGCTTCCATGTCTGCGCCTAAACGTGTGGTGCGTGGTCCTGATGGGCGTGCCATGGGCGTTGAGACAGTGTTGAACTGATCATGGCGAATGTTACGATTGATGGCTTGCCGCCGGTCGCCAGCACGAATGACAGCGATGTTTTCGAGACCAGCCAAGGCGGTATTTCGCGGAAGGCCACCAAAGCGCAGATTTTATCGGGCAATCCGACCTTCAATTCAGTCAGTGATGCAAAAGGTGAATTGCGGCGCATCCCGCAAAATGCTCAAACTGCGGCCTATGTTTTGGTTGCCACCGATGCTGGCAAACATATATCAATCACGACTGGCGGCGTAACGATTAACAGCGGCGTTTTTTCGGTTGGTGACGCCATCAGCATTTACAATAATAGCGCTTCCAATCAGATCATCACGCAAGGTGCTGGCGTGACGATGTATTTGGTAGGGACGGCAACAACCGGCAACCGGACATTGGCGCAGCGTGGCTTGGCTTCTATCCTTTGTGTTGGCACTAATACCTTTGTCATTTCGGGCGGTGGCTTGACGTGACGATACAGCAACTCCTTCTCGGCACCGCTGCTGCTCCAAGTGGCATCGTCACCAGCGGCCTTGTAATGCACTTGGACGCGGGCAACGCAGCGTCCTATCCCGGCAGCGGCACGGCTTGGACGGACCTGAGTGGTAGCGGGAATAACGGGACGCTTACCAATGGGCCGACCTATAGCGCGGCAGATGGCGGGCAGATCGTCTTTGATGGCGTGAATGATTATGTGGATAGCGGTAACGCTGCCAGCCTCCAAGTTTCCACCTATACACTTGAAATATGGTTCAAAGCCACAAGCGCAAATAGTGCTTATCGAGGGCTATTGGTTAAGCAGTTGGCCTATAGTTTGTTTTTGCTCAACAACACACTTGGTTCCTATGATTGGCCGTCAACCGTATTCCTATCTACTGGCATAAACGCTGGCGATGGCGTTTGGCGTCAAGCCGTCTTGACCATGACGGCAGGCGGTAGCCGAACCATCTACGTTAATGCCGCGTCCATTATTTCGGGTACAGGTTCTGTTACAAATCAAACGGTTCCGGTCACGATTGGCGGCGAACCAAATGCTTCTCAGTATTCGCAGAGCAATATTGCCATTTCCCGAATTTACAACCGCGCGCTTTCGGCGGCGGAAATTACGCAAAACTTCAACGCCAACAGAGCGAGGTTCGGCTTATGATTGAATGGAAAATCGCAAACCTATTTGCCATTTTGAGCAATTCCGAGTTGGACCAGCAGCGCCCGAATGGCGCGATTGTGGTGCGCGCTGAATGGCAAGTGACGGGGCGGGAGCAGAACATTACGGCGAGCGTGACTGGCGCCCAAGAATTTGTCTATGACCCGGCCACAGATTTCACGCCGTATTGGCAATTGACAGAAGAACAGGTCTTGTCGTGGGTTCACGGCGCCATGGGCGAGCAGCGCCAGGCCTATGAAGATATGGTGCGTCAGCAGATCGAGCAAAAACAGGTTGAGCCAATCACGCTGCCGCTGCCGTGGCGCCAGCCTGCGCCAAGCCTTGCAGCCACAACCGGCAACGACACGCTGATAGGCGGCAACGGCAATGATAGTCTTGGGGGTCTGGCGTGACCCGCAAAATACCGCCCGGCCTAAGCCATGCCTTGATTAGCGCTGCGCTGACTGCGGCTATTGGTATCCCGTGCGCCTTGATTGGCTTGCCTGGACTTATTGGCGCTTTCTTTGCCATTGGGTTTTATGTTGGACGGGAGCGCCGTCAGTCTGAGGAACACTTTGGAAGCAACCGCATTGCGCCGTGGCAATGGAAGCCCCGCGCATTACGCGATATGGCCTGGCCAGCCTTGGCCGCTGCTACGGTGGCGTTGGCGATTGAATTGGCGTTCTAGTCCGTGCCAACTTTTCGGATTACCGGCGCTGGTGATACGCGCGTCACCAGTAATGGCGATCTGCGGATTATCTTTCCTGATTCCGTTGACACGCATGATGGCGGCGATGATGCGCCCGCCCGCACTGAGGATATTCGGCGCATTGCCAAGCGCGAAAAGCGCCGGCAACGCCTGGAAGATGAACGCGGGCGGCGTTTCCGGCAAGCCTTGCAAGCCGCATACGAAGCGGCAGAGGGCCTTGCCCAAACCAAGGCGCCAAGCGCACAACTTGACGTGCAAGAGGCGCTGGCAGACGCCCAAAGGGCCGCGCCGGAAGATTTCAGGGCCGAGATTGCGGCGCTTGATCGGCAAGCGCGCGACCTGGCCACGATTGACCGCATTTCCGCGCTTTTGGGCGGCATTGCGGAATTGCAAGCCCGCGCTTGGGCCGATGATGACGATCTGACCGTCTTTTTAATGGTGATGTAATGCCCCGCTATCGCTGGAATCGTGACACGCTTCGCCTAGAAGAAGTGACAGATAAACCGCGCGCTGCGCCTGACGTGCCCGGCATCATGCGTGACCTGCCGGCATATAAATCCCCGCTTGGCGATGGCTGGATTGATGGTCGGGCCGCGCGCCGCGAGCATTTGAAGCGGACCAATAGCCGCGAGGTTGACCCCTCCGAATGGCGCGGCGGCTATCGCAGTGAGAAATTCGCAAACCCGCGAAACCTGCCTTTGAGGCGGGACTAAGCAGGAGAACCCATGTCAGAGATACTTGAGCAACCGGCGGTGGAAGAAACTGCGCCGGAACCCATTGCCGCGCCCGCCGAGGCTGCTAAGCCTTCGATCCGAGACACGCTTGAAAGCGTGTTGGCGAAAGCGGAAGAACGCGGCGACGATGGGCGTTTCAAGGCCAGAGATACGGCGCCAGAAACCGCGCCAGAAACACCGGACCAGCCCGAGAAAGCGAAGGCGGCAGAACCTCAAGCCGAGGCCATCGAGCCGCCTTCCTCTTGGTCCGCCGAGGTGAAAGCCAAATGGGCAACGCTTCCGCCCGATGTTCAGCGCTACGTGCTGGATCGGGAAAGCCAAACCCACAAAGCCATCACGGAAAAAGGGCAGCGCGCTTCGCTCTATGACGCAATCGAGCAAGCCATTGGTGAAAACAAAACCGCGCTTGTAGCCGAGTATGGCGACATTCCGCGAGCCGTTCAAATGCTCGTTAATGTCTCTACTCAGGCCGGGCGCGATCCATTGCGTTTCATTGAATGGTTCGCCGGGCAGCGCGGCATCGATCTTCGCGCGCATTTTGCCGGTCAAGCGGGGCAACCTGCCGCGCCGGTGGATCAAATGCAACACGCCTTAGTGAGTGAGGTAACGCAACTCAAGCAGCATATCGAACGCCAACAGGCCGAGACGCTTCAATCCACCATTTCCCAATTTGAACAGGCAAAGGACGCCAGCGGCAAGCCGCTACGGCCACACTTTGCCGATGTTCGTGCGGACATGGGCCGATTGATTGCGTCCGGTGCAGCGCAAGGGCTGGAAGATGCTTACACCAAAGCCGTTCGCATGAATGATGCGGTATGGGCCAAAGTGCAAGCAGCCGAGGAAGCCGAACGCGCGGCGAAGGCTAAGGCAGAAGCCGCCACCAAGGCAGCGGACGCCAAGAAAGCCGCTTCGATTAACATGCGGAGCCGTGGCGCGGTGTCGGGTTCTCCCGGCACGCCGCCAAACATTCGCAGCAGCTTGGAAGCCACTTACCGGAAACTCACAGGCTAATCCGCAACCTTCAGCAAAGGAGTGAACGGCAATGCCGTCCCCGAACGCTACATTTACCGAAATGGTCACAACGACCCTTCGAAACCATCCGACTGAGATTTCAAATAACGTCAGCAAGAATAACGCGCTTTACAACCGGCTCAATCGCCGGGGGCGAGTGCGCACCGTGCTTGATGGCGGATATGAGATCGTGCGCCCCCTGGATTATCAGGAAAACGGCACCTATCAGCGCTACTCGGGCTATGACGCGCTGAACATCTCTGCTTCCGATGTTGTGTCGGCTGCAAAGTTCGATTGGGTGCAAGCGGCGGTGCATATTACCGCTTCGGGCCGCGAGCTTCGCATGAACTCGGGTTCCAGCAAGCTGATTGACCTGGCGGAAGCGCGCATTCAGAACGCCAAGCGCACGGCGGCGAATAACATGTCGGTTGATCTGTATTCGTCTGGCGCGCTGGCAAACCAGCTTGGCGGGCTTGCACTGATCATTCAAACCAACGGTCAAGGCACCGTAGGCGGGATTGATAGCGCGACCTACACCTTCTGGCGCAACCAATTCCGCGAAATCGCGGGCAGCAACAGTTGGACGAAAAACACGATTAAGGGCGAAATGAACGCGCTTTATCTGTCTTGCGTCCGTGGTGGCGACAAGCCTGACCTGATCGTGTCTACGCACGATTTCTTCTCGGCCTATTGGGAAAGCCTGCAAGATTTGCAGCGCTATGCTTCTGCCGATGAAGGCAATGCGGGCTTCCGGTCTCTCAAATACGTGGATTCGGACGTGATCTTTGACGATAACGCCAATTTCGGGAAAACGGCAGAGAGGATGTATTTCCTCAATACCAACTACCTGGAATTGATCGCGCATCGCGACGCAAACTGGACGGTGGACGATGAGAAAGTCTCCATCAATCAGGACGCGGTTGTGATCCCGATGTTCTGGCAAGGCCAGCTTGTTTGCTCCAACCGGAGCCTGCAAGGCATCCTTATTGACGCGTCGTAATCGAAAGGAGAACGACACATGACTACGCTGATTGGGGTTGATATTCTTAACCCCGTAACTGCCTCCGAATTGACGCAAGGTAAGGGCTTTGGCCTTGGCGACCGTCATATTGACCAGACTGGCAATGAGTATGTCTATGTCCAAGCCGGTGTCGGCGGGATTACGGCAAACTTTGTTGCCACCATTGACGAAGCTTATGCCGCCGTCATGGTCAGCACGTCGAACGACGCGCGTGGTGATCTGCTTGGCGTTGCGCCCGTCACTATTGCGGCCAGTAGCTTCGGCTGGGTGCAAGTGAAGGGCGTGTGCAACGTGCAGGTGGCCGCGTCCTGCGCGGCGAATGTGCGCTTGAACACGACCGCCACGGCTGGCCAGCTTGATGATGATGGCACTGCGGGTTCCATTGCCTGCGATGGCATTGTTTTGACTGCGGCGCGCGCTGCAAGCGCTGGCACGGCGCCGGCGGTTATGAATTACGCCATTCAGGGCGTGACGATCTGATGATTAACGGGGCCGGGGAAATCAATCCCCGGCCTTTCTTTTGGAGATGACGTTATGAGTGGAACCGGACAAAGCCGCGAGCCTGTGGCCATAATGCCGATTGAGTTCTGGACTGAATACAGCGGCGAAGGCGCCGACATGAAAGCCGCCGATTGGGTGCGGTGGGTGAAAAAGGGCGATAGCATGCGTTCAACCGTTGCCGAAAAGGTGTCGCGGTTGAAAAAGGGCGTTGTCGGTGAAGAAATTTGGGCGGTGATCAAGCCCTATTACGAACGCTGGAAGGAAGGCCAAGATGCGCCGGTTATCGGAATGCCTTTGGACGCTGCGCCATTCGCTACGAAAGAAATGGTCCGCGTTTTGGCGCAGGTTGAAATCCGCAGTGTCGAAGATTTGGCCAATGCGGAAGAGGCGGCGCTAAACAAGATGCCGATCCCCGGCATTATTGGAATGCGCGCCAAAGCCAAGGCGTTGCTTGATGCGCGGGCCAATCTGGCGCCGGTCTCGGAAGAATTGGCCGCGCTGCGTCAGAAGGTGGAAGCCTTGGAGAAAGAGCGCAACGAGGCGCTGGAATTGGCCGATGAAATGGCCAAGGAAGCCGACAAAAAGCGCGCCCGAAAGCCGGAAGGCGTTGCGGCGGCGCTTGGTTAAGGGGTGCGGAAATGTCATTACTCACGCTGGTTCAAGCGGCTTGCGATAGGCTGGGCATTCAAGTGCCGAGCGCGGTCATGTCATCGGGTGATGACAACATCCGCGTCATGCGCGCCTTGGCGACGCAAGAAGGGCGCGAATTGGCGCGGCGGGTGGCATGGCAAAACCTGACCAAAGAAAGCAGCTTCACCACAGTCGCCGCAGAGGCGCAGCCGGGCGCAATCCCGGCTGATTTTGATCGCTTCATCAATGAGACTGCTTGGAATTATACCCAAAACCGTAGCCTGATCGGGCCGGTTGATCCGCAACAATGGCAGCAATTGAAGGCTTCGCTTGTGGGGCCGCCGTGGTTGCATTTCAGGCAGCGTGGCAACGCCTTCCTGATCATTCCAAACCCGCCAGCGGGCGAGAATATCCGCTTTGAGTATGTGTCGCGGTTTTGGGTTGACACGAATAGCGACGGCTTAGGCGAAGCTGACGCCTGGGCGAACGATGCCAATACGGCGTTGCTCAATGAAGAATTGATCACGCTCGGCATCATCTGGCGGTGGTTGAAGCGCAACCGTTTGCCCTATGCTGACGAATTGCAGGAATATCAAGCGCAAGTGAACCAAACCATAGGCCGCGACGGTGGCAAGCGCACGGTGAGCATGGGTGGTGAATATGACCCGGCGCCGCGCGTGCCGAGCATTCAAGACGGGTCTTGGCCGCTGTGATCCGTCCGACCAAACAGGCGGCAGGCACGGCGCGGGTTGTGTCTATTCCGCCCCCGGTGCAAGGCTTGAATGCGCGCGATGCGCTGGCGTCTATGGACGCGGCGGACGCTATCACGCTTGATAACTGGTTTCCGCGTGGGAATGACGTGCTGCTACGGCGCGGGCATCAAAGCCATGTGACGGGCCTGCCTGGTAATGTCGAGACGCTGATGCAGTATTCCAGCGGAAGCACGAATACCCTTTTCGCGGCTTCTGGCAGCGGCATTTATGACGTGACTACGCCTGGCGCGGTTGGTGCGGCGGTGGTGTCGGGATTGACCAATGCGCGCTGGCAACATGTGGTAAAAACCACGTCTGGCGGGACGTTCCTTGTTTGCTGCAATGGCGCCGATGCAATGCGATCTTATAATGGCAGCGTGTGGTCAACGCCTTCAATCAATAGCGTTTCGTCATCTAGCATCATCGGCCTGACTTCGCATAAAGAGCGGCTTTGGATGATTGAGAAAGACAGCGCAAATGCGTGGTATCTTTCGACAAAAGCCATTTCAGGCAATGCGACGGCGTTTCCGCTTGGCGCGGTGTTTCGCATGGGCGGCAGGCTGAAGGCAATTATTCCGCTTTCGCAGGATGCCGGCAGTGGGCCGGATGACTTTCTGGCTTTTGTTTCTGACAAAGGCGAGGTGGCGATTTACCAAGGCACTGATCCCGGCACGGCTTCCGAATGGGCTTTGATTGGCGTGTTTCGGGTGGGGGCGCCGATTGGAGACCGGGCTTTTCTTAGGGTTGGCGGCGATGCTGCGCTGATCACAGATGACGGGGTGATTTCGCTTTTGCAGGCAATCAATGTGGACCGTGCCGCCGCAAATACCGCTACCATTACTGACCGCATTCGGGAATTATTTTCGACTTACGTGCGGGCATACAGGACAAATTTTGGATGGCAGGCTATTAGCTATCCGGCTGGCAACTGGGGCTTGTTTAATGTGCCGATTTCGGCAACGCAAAGCGTCCAACTTGTGATGAACACCATCACGGGCGCGTGGTGCCGCTTTACCGGGCAAAATGCTTTTTCATGGTCTATGCTAGGGAATGAGATTTATTTCGGCGGTTCGACGCGGGTTTTTCGCGCTGATGTAGGCGGCTCTGACAATGGCGCTGATATTGCGTCAGATATGAAAACTGCGTTTCAGTATTTCAAGGATCGGGGCGGCTTAAAGCGGTTTTTGCAGTTGCGTCCTGTTTTTCTATCCAATGGCTTGCCATCGCCACGCATCACGCTTGATGTTGATTTTGGCAACAAGGAACCGACCGGATCAACCAGCTTTACGGGCTTCGGGACGCTTTGGGATTCGGCGGTTTGGGATATTGATGTTTGGGGCGCAAACCAAGAGCAGGTAACGCAACAATGGCTTGGCGTTCATGCCTTGGGACGTTGCGCGGCAGTGCGGATGAAAATGGCAAGTTCCGGTGCGACCATGGCGGTCAGTGCTTTTGACGTGCTGATGGAGCCAGCCCAGGCGACCGCGCTATGACGCTATATTGGCCACGCGATGCGCGCGAGAATGACGCGCTGGCGCAATGGTGCGGACGCCGGATTGAGCATGTTGGCGATGTTGGCTTTGGTCCCTGCCAAGCGACGGCGGTGTTGCGTGAGGGGCATATTGCGGCGGTGGTGGTGTTTCACGATTGGCAGGATCAGGCCCGCACTTTGCAGGCTTCCATTGCGGCGGATAGCCCGCAATGGGCTGGGCGTGAGGTTTTGGAAGGCATCTTTGGTTATGCCTTCACGGTGGCCAACGCAAACAAGCTATGGGCTGCCAGCCCGCACAATGCGGCGCGGACGCTGCGTTTTAACAAGGGCGTCGGCCTCAAACCAGAAGCAACGCTTCGGCACCACTTCGGGCCAAAAATTCACGCGGTAATCTGCGCAATGTTGCGAAGCGAATGGCAGCGGTCGCGCTGGTATAAGGAGACTTCTCATCATGGGTAAAAGGGCACCGAGCGCGCCGCCCGCGCCTGATCCTGCCGCCGTTTCACGGGCGCAGTCACAAACCAACCGCGAAACCGCAATCACGCAATTTGGCTTAAACGCGGTCAATCAGGTAACGCCATACGGCAATCTGACCTATGCCCAAACAGGCACTTGGGATGATGGCACTCCGCGCTTTACGGCAACGCAAACGCTATCCCCGGCAGAACAAGAGGCGCTGAACCTTAGCAACCAAGCGCAATCGCTTTATGGCACTGCGGCGGTTAATCAGCTTGGCGCGGTGCAAGATCGGCTTTCGCGGCCTTTTGAGTTTGACCCCGGCGCTTATGGTGACACGGCGATGGGCCGTGACGCTGTTGAGCGGGCCTTAATGGAACGCTTGCAGCCGCAACTTGAGCGAGATCGGGCCGCGATGGAAACGCGCCTTGCCAATCAGGGCATCATGCTTGGATCTGAGGCGTATCGCAACGCGATGAGCGATTACGAGCGGCAAGTGGCGGACCAGCGCCTTGCGGTGATTGGCGCGGCTGGCCAGGAAGAAAACCGCATGGCGGCGCTTCGCCAGCAACGCTTGCAGGAACAACTTGCCTTGCGGTCGCAGCCCATCAATGAGGCTACCGGGTTGCTTACCGGACAGATGGTCGGGACGCCGCAATTCACCAACACGCCGCAGACAAACGTGGCGCCAACGGATTACCTTGGCGCGGTTGGGATGCAGCAAGCGGCGTTGCAAAACCAATACAGCCAGCGAATGCAAAATTATCAAACGCAACTTAGCGGGTTGTATGGGCTTGGAGCGGCGGCACTTGGCGGATGGGCAAGCGGTGGGTTTGGTAGCGGGGCACCAAGGCCGACAGCCGGCGGTGGGGGACGTTAATCCATGAGCGAAAGTTTTGGTCGCGGCGAAAGCGCGCTTTTTCTGCAAAACCCGGAATTGGCAGCCGCTGCCAGGCGCCAGCGGCTTGCCCAGGGGTTGCTTGAGCAAGCCGTGAAACCGCGCAATGTCGGGGGCCACGCGGGCGGACTGGCGCAAATGGGGCAGGCCCTAATCGCTGGTTATATGGGCTATAAGGAAGACGAACGCATCCGCGCGATTGCCGACGCGCAGCGCGCCCGAGAGGAAGAAGAGGTGCGGGCGCTGATGGGGGGCGGAATGCCAGCCGCTGCGCCTGGGGGCCAAGCGCCCGCCACAGAAAGCGCCTTTGCCGCGCCGCTAGGTTCATTGCCCCCGCCGATCCCGCTTGGCGCAGAGGCGCCGCCCATGGCGCAGGCGCTGATGAACCCGCCTGGACAGCCTGGGCAGCCCCAGCAAGGCGGTGCGGCGCCGGGAATGCCAATGCCCCCGCCCGTGCCCGCAGGTGGCCCAGCGCCAAGCGCAGCCCCCGCAATGGCGCAGCCGGGCGGTGGTGCGAATATGCAGGCAATTATCGCTGGCATGTCTTCCAGCAGCCCGCGCGTCCGGGCAACGGCGCAGATGCTATTCCAGCAAACGCGGGATCAGGAAGAGCGCGCCTTGCGGGCGCAGGATCGTGAGGAAGATCGGGCGTTTCGGATGCGGCTTGCCGTGGCCAGTCGCGCGCCATCGGCGCCGACTGAATTTGATAGGTTGCTTGGGGCCGCTGGCATTCAGCCTGGGTCGCCAGATGCGCAAGAATTGGCGCGTAAGCGTTTGGAGCGCATGGGACAAGCACCACAAACAAACGTGACGGTTGCCCCGGCGGAAGGCGCTTTGATTAAAGCTGATACCGAAACCTTGAAGCAAATCAACGAAGCCGCGCAACAAGCGCGCCAAATGGTCAATATGTTCATTCGCGCAGAAGAGGCAGTTAGGCAAGTGCCCGAAGGCACTGGCGCGCAATTGCTTCCGATCATCGGCCAAACGGCGCGCGCTGTTGGGGTGGACATTCAGGGCACGTCTGAGGCCGAAGTTCTCAATTCATTGCGGAACCAATTAGCATCGTTGCAGCGTGTTCCTGGCAGTGGCTCGACCAGTGACCGGGATATGGCACTTTATCTGCAAGCCGCGCCGCGCCTTGGGAATACCCGAGAGGGTAATTTAAAACTGATTGACATGGGGCGCCGATTGATGGAGCGCCGCATTCAAGAAGCTGGCGTTTGGCGTCGGAATATCGGGCAATCAGACATTATGGAAAAGCTTGACGAGCTTGGTCCAATCTTTTCGACGGAAGAGCGTCAGCTTTTGCAACAGGACGCAATTCTGATAGGCGATCAATCGGGCGGCAACGTCACGAACCAGCGCGGCGGGTTTAGCGCAGCGCCGCCGGCTGCGCCACCTAGGCCGGGCACGGTTTTACAGGGTTTTCGCTTCCGGGGCGGTAATCCCGCAGATCGCAACAATTGGGAGCCTGCACAATGAGCGGAAGCGGGCCTTGGGATTTGTTTGCAAACGCCGAACCGCCGCAAGCGGAAGAGGCTGGCCCCTGGACGCAATTTCAGCAGCGCGAGCCGGTCACGACTGGTTCAGTCTTGCGTGGCATGGGCGAAACCGCGCTGCGCTTAACTGATCCGGTTGTGCGGTCAATCGCGCGCGGCGCCACTTTTAACCTTGCCGATGAATTGGCGGCGGCGGGCCGTGCGACAGTGGGAAGCCTGACCGGGCAGCCCGGCACATGGTCCGAACGCTATGGCCAAAACCTTGCCGAAGAACGCGCCCGCGATGTTGCGTATGATGAGCAAAGCCCGGTTGCGTCTATGGCTGGGCAGATTGCGGGTGGCGTTGCGTTGCCTTTGGGCACCTTTGCTACGGCAGGGCGGACCTTGGGCACGGCTTCGCTACGAAGCGCCGGCGCCGGCGCAGCTTACGGGGGCGCGGCGGGCTTTGGCCAAGGTGAAGGCGGCATTGGACCGCGCGCCTTGAACGCGGCAGAAGGCGCTTTAGTGGGGGGCGCTATCGGCGCTGCTATTCCGCCTGCCTTTGCGGCGGGATCACGCTTGGCCGGCATGGCAGGGCGCGCGACGGGCCTTGCAAGTCCTGCCGCGCCTGCCGAGCGGCTTTTCCTTCGTGACCTAGAGCGCGATGTGGTGACCCCCGCCGAATTGGCGCAGCGTGCCCGCGCGGCTGGCGAAGCGCCGATTGGCTTAGTGGACATTGCCGGTGAGAACGTGCGGCAGGCTGGCGCGGCGGTGGCGCGTATGCCAGGCCAAGGGCAACGCATGGCAACCGAGATGATTGCAGCGCGCGGCGGACCCGCCCAGGCCGAGCGATTGCGTTCTACAGTGCGGGAAATCGTAAATGCTGACGATTATGGCGATGCGATTGGCCGCGTGGTGCAAAACCGCCGCGACACGGCGCAAGACCTTTACGCGAAAGCCTATGCGCGCCCAATGCCGGATGATCCGCGCCTAACGCAATTCATGACCGACAAGGACGTGCAACGCGGCATTTTTGAGGGTATGGAAAGCCTGCGCCGGGAAGCCGTAACGCAAGGACGCCCATTCAATCCCGCGCAATATGGTATGACGGTGCGGGATGATGGCACTATCGTTCTTGGTGACGGGCCAATCCCGACGCAATTGATTGACGCCGCCAAGCGTGGGCTTGATCGGCTGGAAGAGGCCGCCCGCAATGCCAATGGACAAGCCACAAGCAAAAGCCGTGAAATCGGCAATTTGCGCCGCGCTTTGCTGGCGCGTGCTGATGAATTGAACCCGGATTTTGCCGCCGCGCGCGCGGCCTATGCGGGCGACACGGCGCTGCTTTCTGCCGCCAATGATGGCCGGCGTTTGGTAGCTATGAGGCCGGAAGATTTTGAAATGACCGCCAAGGAATTGCGCGGCATGGGCGAAAGTGAGCGCGAGTTTTTCCGGCTTGGGGTGGCGCGCGGTTTGATGGACCGCATCAATTCCAGCGCAGACAATGCCGAGGCAACGCGCCTTCGGCAGATGTTTGGCACCGAGTTTATGCGCGAACGCCTAAAGGCAATCTTTGACGACCCGCAAGACTTTGACCGCTTTCGCCGCATGATGGATCAGGAAATCTCAATGGCGCAAACTAACCGCGCCGTGAACCCGCAAGGTGGCAGCCCAACCATGCCGCTTACCGCGCGCCGGGAAGACCTTGCCGCGCCGCCACGCGCGCCAACCATGGCCGGGATCATCGGCAGGGAGCCGAGCGAAGGCTTTGATATTGGGCAGGTAGCCCGCGCAGCGCGTTTTGGTGGCACTGATTTTGCCGCGCAAACCGCCATCCAGCAAGCGCAGCGCCTTGGGGGCGCAAGCGCGCTTGAAACCAATGCCGCAAATTACGCGCGGATGCTATTCACCACGCAACCGGAAGAACGCATTAGGATGGCGGAGGCGCTTGTCGCACGCGAATTACGGGAAGGCGCTCAATCTCGGCTTTCGGCATCGCTTGCAAGAGCGCTAATGCGCGCCGGTGGCGTCGGCGGGGGGCAGGCCGACATCTTGCCACCAATGACGGCGCAAGGGCTATCAATCCAAAGATAAGCCCGGCCACAAAGCCTATGCTTGCGCCAAGCGCTAAGCCGTAAAGAGCAAGCTCAAAAAGCCTTTCAATCATCCCCCGCCCATAGCACAAGGCGGGCATTCTGTCATGGAGAACACGCATGGCGCGTAACGGTTCCGGCACCTATAACCGTGCGGTGGCGCCCTATGTTGCGGGCACCACTATCACGGCGGCGACGGTCAATTCAGAAATGGATGACATCGCCACCGCCTTAACGGGGAGCATGGCCCGCAATGGCGAATCGCCCGCAACCGCAAACATCCCCATGGGCGGGTTTCGGCTGACTGGCCTGGGCAATGCCATCGCCAACACTGACGCGGCGGCGCTAGGGCAGGTAACAAGCTATGCTTTGGCCAAGGCTGGCGACACCGCGACCGGCGCGCTTGGCGTTATTGCAGGCACGGCGGCGGCGCCTGGGGTGTTTGTGTCGGGTGACACCAACACGGGGTTGTTCCAGCCTGCCGCTGATACGCTGGCGGTCACGGTCGGGGGCGCTGAGGTTGCGCGGTTTGGTGCTAATGGCTTGCAAAGCGCTTCGCCGTGGGTGGACCTAGCCAGCGCTGCCACGACTGACCTTGGCGCGCAAACCACAGACAATCTGCGAATTACCGGCACCACAACAATTACATCTTTTGGCACGGCTGCAAACGGCGTCACGCGCAATCTGCGCTTTGCGGCGGCGCTGACGCTGACGCATAACGCGACCAGCCTGATCCTGCCGGGGTTGGCGAACATCACCACGGCGGCGGGTGACAATGCGGTGGCGCGGTCGCTTGGTTCCGGAAATTGGGTGGTGGTGAGTTATCAGCCGGCTGGTGGGTATGTGCTTCCTGGCAGCGCAATAGTTGTGCCCTTGGGAACAGCCGCCGCTCCTTCTGTGTCTTTTTCGGGTGATCCCAACACAGGGGTTATGTCACCCGGCGCTAACCGCATTCAGATTGTCACTGATGGCATAGCGCGCCAAGAAATCGCAGCGGATGGCTCGCAGCTTTCCGTTATTCCGGGCGGCAGCACTTTGTTGCCAGATTTCAAATGCCGCGCCTGGGTGAACTTCAACGGCACTGGCACTGTAGCCATCCGCGCTTCTGGCAATGTGTCTTCCATTACGGATAATGGCGTCGGCGATTACACGATGAACTTCATCACGGCGATGCCTGATGCAAATTATGCCGCATTCGTCATGGCAACTTGGGATGGTGGGCCGTTTTTCTCGGGGCACCGAACTACAGTTGGGCAAACAACAGGCGGTTTTAGGGCATTATCTGGTCCGTCTGGCGGGGGCGCCGCAGATTCTTCTGTAATGACAGCTTTCGTTTTTCGGTAAAAGGAAACAGTAAAATGAATGATCAACGCATCATATATGCCTCCGATGACGGCGGTATCGCGGTAATCATCCCCGCGCCGGGCTGCGGTATCCCGCTGCAAGAAATCGCGCGCAAGGATGTGCCTGCGGGCGTAGCCTTCCGCATCATTCCCGCATCCGCCATCCCGGAAGATCGCACTTACCGCGATGCTTGGACCGCTGATTTCAGCGCGCCGGATGGGTATGGCATTGGTGCGGAAGCGTGGTTTGCGGAACAGAAGGGAGCCGAAAATGATCCAGATTGACATGGCGAAGGCCATCGAAATTCAGCGCAACCGTATCCGTGCCGCGCGTGAACCGCTGCTGGCGGCGCTTGATGTTGAATTCATGCGTGCGGTGGAAATGGGTGATCAGGCGGGACAAGCCCGAGTGGCCGCTGAAAGGCAAAGGCTGCGGGATTTGACCAATGACCCGCGCCTGACTGCCGCACAGACGCCCGCCCAATTGGCTTTAATCTTGCCATGAAGGAGGCCGTGACGCTATGAACCCGCACGATTCATCCTTCGGCCCGCGCATGAATGACGCCGAGCAAAAAATCGCCATTCTTTATGAGCGCCACGATAACCACGAGCGGGTTTGTGCCGACCGTTACAAAGACATCAAGGAGTCAATTTCGGCCATCCGCGAAACGCAAAAAGAGGCCATTTTGACATTCCGTGATGAAATGGCGCGGCAATGGGCCAATCAAGAGAAGATGATGCAAAAAATGATTGCAGTAATCGTCACGGTTGCCGCAGTCGCAGAAGCCCTTCGCAAATTCCTTAATTGGTGAACACATGAGCGATTCCCTAGCCCGCGCGCTTGCCGCGCCACCTTCCGCCGCGCAGCCCTTTGGGCAGCAGGACATGCTTGCGCGTATCCTGATGGGCAATCCTGATCCGGGGTTGCCGCAATATCCTGGCATGGAGCAAGCCGCGCCCATGCAAGAAAACGGCTTGCAGCGGTTCAGCACGATATTGCGAAACCCTGAAATGGCCACGCCAGAAGAGCAAGTCATGCTCCGCAACATGATGATGAGCGCAGCCGGGCAGGGCTTGGCCGGGTCCGCCGCAGGCAGGCTGATGGACGTTTTGAAAAGCGCCGGCTTGGCTGGCGTGATGACTAAAGACGCGCTTCCAAAGCAGGAGCCTTAACATGGATTGGAAAGACATTGCGCGGCCTATCATGGCCGTTGCCCCGACCATCGCCAAGGTGATCGGGGGGCCTGCTGGGATACTGGTCGGCACTGCCGCGCAAGCCCTATCTGACGCCATTCTAGGGCGCCCGGACGGGACACCGGAGGAGGTTAGCGCGGCCATTGCCAGCGCCACGCCGGAACAGCTTCTCGCCCTAAAAAAACAAGATCACGATTTCAAACTGGCAATGGAGCGGATTGAGGTTGATCTTGAAAAAATAGCCGCCGAGGATCGGGATAGCGCCCGGAATCGTGAAATCAGAACGAAAGATTGGACGCCTCGAGTTTTGGTTATTGTGGTGACTGTGGCATGGGCCGGCATGATGTATATTTTGACTACGGATGTTGTACCTTCGGCTAACCGCGAATTGCTGGCCCGCGCAATGGGCACAATGGACACCCTTCTGGTTATGGCTTGGGCGTATTTCTTTGGTTCCAGCGCTGGAAGTGCCCGCAAATCTGACACCTTGGACCGCCTGACCGGAGGTAAGCCGTGACCATTTCCGCCCGCTGCGAATTGCGCCTTGCCGGGGTGCATCCTGACCTTATGCGGGTGGTGCGGCGCGCGGCGGAAGGCGGCGCGATGTTCCGGGTGCCGCTTGACGGCGGGCGGCGGACGCCTGAGCGGCAAGCCGAATTGATGCGCGCGGGCAAAACCCAAACCCTGAACAGCCGCCACCTGACCGGCCACGCGGTTGACCTGGCGCCATTGGTCGGGACGGATGTGTCATGGGATTGGAAGCACTTTTACCCGATGGCCGACGCCGTAGCTGATGCGGCGCGCGCTGAGGGCGTCCCGCTGATATGGGGCGGCGCATGGGGCAGGCTGGTGCAAGACTGGCCCAAGGGCGGCGCAGAAGCGGCTAAGGACGCCTATGTGGCAGAAAGGCGCGCGGCGGGGCGCAGGCCGTTTTTGGACGGGCCGCATTTTGAACTGCCGGCGGCGGTTTATCCAGTGTAAGAAGGCTTTGGCAGCGCGCGAGCGTGGCCAAGGGAGGGGAGCGGCGAGGGCTGGGTCTGCGGCTCCAGTGTCCAGCGCTCCCCTTTTTTGGGAAACGCATATCATATTCGTCGGCCAAAATTGTAAAGAATGAGGCGACCTTCGCGCGGCACATTGATTTGCCAATAACCGCCCCAGCAGTCGTGAATCTCATATAACTCCGCGTCCGTGATGCCTGGGACAATTTGCTGCGCAAATGCAAGGGCTAAATCGCGTTCACTCATAGCATCGCCGACCTTGCCCGTAGCGCGGCGGCGCATAAGGCTAGTGTTGGGGTGGCGCCGCGCGCGTCTATGTGTCGCGCCCACTCTTTCGGGTCGGTGGGAGCGCGATAGACGGTCATGCAAATTTCATTCTTACGCAGCCACTCATGCCCCTCCGGCACCAGCGTAACCGCCGCGTCGAGGCTGGCGGTGTAGCGAGGAACAGCGTGGTCATGAAGTCGTACAGTCTCAATCCATCGTTCGGGCCTGATGTTGCGCCCTTCTATGAGCGCGTGAATATGACAATCCAATTCCCTATCCGGCCCGGCTGCCTGTTCGCAGCGCTCGGCAAGGGCTAAATCGCGTTCACTCATCTTTCTTCCATTCCCATCGGTCCATTCTGACAAAAATCAAAATCGAAAACCACACAAGAGCCAGCCTCCAAAAGCTATCGAAAAGGTTTGGTTTCATTATTGATATAAAGATGTAGAGGCATAGTCCTTGAACACCTCCCTTAACCATGTCGTGCCAAAACTTACTCATCCCATTGCAGCCCTTGCCCGTAGCGCGGCGGCGCATATAGCCAGCGCAGGCTTATCGCTAAGCCCCCGCTCAAATAGAATAGATGGGCCGCTTATACTCACGCACTCAGCGGAGCCGCCAAAGAATTTCCCCCATGTCCACCCCTCCGGCACCAGCGCAATCGCCGCGCTTTCATAAGCGCCGATTTCAATCATGCGCACGATGAGGTAGTGCTGCTTTGAGGGTAGCCCAAGCGCGTCCACTACGGCCAGCATAACGGCCTTTTGATCCACCCCCGCTGCCTGTTCGCAGCGGTCGGCTAGGGCTAGGAGGGTGGCGGGGTCAGTCATCAGTTCATGCCCTTTAAGAATGACGACGCCATAAGCTCCCCAAGCTGACTCATATTTTCTTGCGTTGCTTCAAGCCCAATTATGCCCAAGGTTGTGCCTGCCATATCCGCCAGAATCATTATGGCTAAGCCAGCGCGCTCTTTTTCCGAAAGCGGCGCGGATTTCACGGCGCTGGCAATGTGCCGCAAAAGCGGTTCCATTTCCTTATAGCAAAATTCTACAGCGTGTTTGGTCATTGGCTTAACTCCCTCAGTGTTTCATAAACTTTCTGGCCGATAGGCGTCAAAACCCACAAGCGATTGTTGCTACACTCCGCCACGATAAAATCTTTCAACGCGGCCATATCTGATTTTTCAATTAGAATTTGTTTCTTTCCAGAAACCCGAAGATGCGACCATAATTCAGGATGTTGTTGGGTGACTGCGCGCCTCTGCACCGTCCATGCACTTCGCCAGTGGTCGTTTTCCGCCAGCCAAATCAATGCCTTTTTTTGCGATTGAGATAGCCGGTCGGCAAGGGTTAGAAGGGTGGCGGGGTCAGTCATGGCTTCACCTTGTTCATCGCGACGTGTGTCAGGTAGGCGACGATAATGCTGCGAACCATGTTCGGAACCTCATGCTCGGGCACCGCGCGCCGTCGCCCCGTGACAGACCGCATCCACATCGCCGCTTCCGTATCGGCTACGGCAAGGGCCTCCTGAGTAATTGAGGTGTAGATGAGGTTAGTCATGGCTTCACCCTTTCAAAGCTGATCGCCCACACCCAGGGGTTTGCGCTCCATGCTCCGGGGCCGTTGATCTTGTTCCAGAGCTTGGCGAAGGTGGTTTTCCGAGTGCCGCAATCAACCGCGCCGTCCGGGTGAACGACTGGATCGCAACCCTCCGCCCGCGCGTCATCCTCGGAGATATCCTGCAACCGTTCCACGCGAATATCCGTGATGTGGAGCGTGATGCGCGATGCCCAGCGCGGCATGTAGCGTGGGGAGCGGTGACGGCTTGACCAGGGCGCGCTTGCATCCGCGATGTATTGCACATCCACCCCAGGCGGCAGGCGCGACGGTGGCCAGTCGTCATATTGTGACCATGCGCGCCACGCTTCCCGCACCCAAAGCATGTCGCCGGGGGCGCCGTATTTGCAGATTTTGGGAAAAACCCAATGCGGTTCAACGTAATCGTGTTGCAATGCATCTGCATCATGGCAGGCGCCTCCGCCATTAAAGGTAGGGACCGGCTTCACCGCCCGCCGCGTTTGCGTCTTGCGGCCATCAAGGATGGCGCGGACCATTTCGCCTTTGAATGGGATCGGGCGTTCAGTCATTGCCTTCACCTTTCAGCGCGCGGATGGCAGCACCACGCAAAGCGCAGCAGTCGTCACTTTTTTCGCAAGGCCAGTGATGCGAAAGCGGCCCGTCCTTTGCTAGCTTCGCCAGCACCGCGCCGCGTTGTGGGCAGGCACAGTCCATTTCCTCCGCCGCTTCTTCCAGCGCACTTTGCCGCGCCGCTTCCATCAGCGCATCGGTATCGTGGTTCAACTCGGCAAGCCATTCCTTGTGAGCGGCGGCGATGCGCGCATCCACTTCGGCGGGCGACAGGTCTTCAGGCGAGCATGGGCGGAGGTAGCGCCATTGCTGTTCCTCCATCCATTCCGGCGAACGCTGATCCCAGAAATCGCGGCAATGACGCCACAAAGGCCGCGCCCATAGCGCTGGAACCGGGCCTTCGGCGCTTTCCACCCAATGCCACCCATCCCTATCCGGGTTCAGCGGCACCCCAGGCCGTCCGGCCCATCCGTTATTGTCCATTGCCTTTCTGCTCCCTCACGAATGTCAGGCCCATTTTCTCCCACTCCTTCTGACTGAACGGGCTATTGCGGTAGAAAACCCACACATGCCAGCCCGCTTGCGCGGGGGATATCCGGTTATACCTCACAACGTAAAACCCCCCTCGTTTGGTGCGCCAGACGGAGCCAACAGGCGGCGGCATGTCGCTCATTGTGTTTCTCCTAGCGCCAATGTCAGAGTTTGCTTTGCGCCGATAACATCCTTGTCTTCAAGGCATTCTCGCGCCATCTCCATAGCTTCCCGCAGCCGCGCGTTCTCGACCTGTAGCCCATCAGCCCGTAACGTTTCGCGCCCGTGGCACTGCGCCGCTTGCATCGCGGTCTTTTCCAAATGGTCACGCTCGGCCTTCCTATCATGCCGCTTTCGATACAGCTTCGCCAAAGCGCGGCGCTGGCGGGCAATGCGCGTTTCCAGCGCCGGCAAATGACGCGCGTGTCTCATTTGCATCAGCGAAACTTGCCCCTGATAATTGTTGCAGGCATCGCCAAGCCTTTTCGCCTCGGCCTGCAAAGCATCACGCTCGGCTGCCAGAGATCGTAGGGCGCCAGCCGCCTTGTGCCAGTTCGCGTCAAATAACGCGCGCCATAATTTGTGCGCTTCTTCCGTTGTGATGGTCATTTCTTTCCTCCCGCCCGTGAAAGTCGCTCAAGTTCGGCGCGTGCGATCATATTACCGTCGCTGTTTCCATAATGCGGCCCATTCCCCAGGCGCGCCAACCTTTCCAAAACTTCCTTCATCCGCGCGTTCTCGGCCTTCAGCGCAACAGCATCAGCGCAGAATTGCGTGGTGCCTTTCCCGCTCAGGTCCGTCCAAGTCGTGAGGCCGTTGGTGACGATGCCGGGATAGGACGCTGCATTGCCCGCGTCCAAGTGCATCACAAGGCCATGATCCCGCGCGCACCCACCAGCCTTCAGCCTTTCGGCTTCGGCCCGCAAAGCATCACGCTCGGCGGCGAGGGAGCGGAGGGCAGCGGCAGAATTGGCCATACCCAGTACGCTACATTTTGCCGCAAAAATTTCCGCTTCTTCCGTGGTTATGCTCATGTCAGCACCTTCCATATCAGCCAAGTGATCGCCGCACCCTGAACGGCCACGCTGCAACTATGGATAAACACAGATCGCTCCAGCTTGCAGATAGCCGCGCGCTGCGCCGATGCGTCAGCTTCTAGCCATTCCAGGCGCGCTTCAAGTGAAGGCTTGGGCGCGGCGTTCATCATTGCCTTGCGTAATTCTTCCTCAGTCATTTCTTCCGCGCCTCCAGCATTTTGTCAGCAAAAAGGTAGGCATCGCTGGCCCAATCCTCAGCGCCCATACTGCCATCATCAACAGCGTTCGCCAGCAACCCGGTCAGCGCAGCCATCGCAAATTCATCGCGCAGGGTTTTGGCTTCCGGCATCGCGTAAGACTGATTTGTAATGGTGGTTGCCGTCAAACCTGGCGGCGTGTCGCTGACATAGACCTCGCTGATAAGGTCAAGGCAGTCCCCATTTATGTCAGTTTTTAGATCTGGGTCATCGTCATATTTTCCATTATCAGGCCACGCCATGTCAGTCTGGTCGCACCAAGGGCGATCTGGATCATCTAAGTTAATTTTCATCGGCCCAACAACATAACCGCCCCGCGTCCGGTAATACGCGCCTTCACGGATTTTCATATCACCGCCCCCAAAACAGCCAGCGCCAAAATAGCGCCGCAGATTGCCAAGATTGCCAGCGCCTGGTTGCGCGTGATCGGCGTGTATTGCCGATCAGGGCCAGGGCCGGGATAAAAGCCGCCGGTCATGGGGATGGCTCCTGATGCTGCCTTTTCACAACAACAACGGCGCGCTCGCCGTGGTGTGCCTTGGTGTGACACGGAACGCAAAGCCACCGGACATCTAGCGGCTTGGCATAATCGTCATGGTGCCCCTGAATGCGGCCTTTGAAGCCGCACGCTTGACATGCCGCCGGACGAATAACCTTTCCATCGCGCAATGCGTTACCCAAAGAAATATGCGCCGCCCTACGCTCAGGGTTGCGCGCAATGTATGCGGCGCTTCCACGCCGCATAGCTTCCTTACCGCGTTCTGTTTGGGCATAACTTTGATGCGATGCGCGGCGCTTTTCATAATCGCGAACGTATCGCATGGCATCAAAATCTCGGTAGTAATCGGCCTTGACGGCGCGGTTTTCCCGCACGCGCCGCTTGTGGCATTCGGCGCAGCGTTGCGGCACTCCCGCATAAAAGCGGGTAGTGCTAGGCATTGCGCCGCAATCTTTGCAAGGTTCCGGCATCAGAAGGGGATATCCGAGTCAAGATCAGCGTTATTTTGACTTGGCGCGGCTGGCGCGCTGGCGCCATCCTTCGGCTTGACCGATAGGCTAAAGAACCGCCCGGAACCGTCCTTGCGCTCCTTCACCCAGCCGGAAAGCCAAAACTCCCGGCCTTCGACGTTGATCGAGCCGGAAAAGTCCGGGTGCATGTCTTGGGTTTTCCGGTCATTACGGCCAAGAATGCCCTTGTTCGTGTTATCGTATCCGCTCATTCTGCGGGTTCCTGTTCCAAGATTTCATCTTTAAGGTGTTCCGCAATAGCCATGTGAACATCTGGCACAGTTTGCGGGTAGCGAGCCGCGACCACTTTAAAGGTGCCGACATTCGCATCAGCCCATGCGCGCAACGCGGCGGGATCATGCGCCAACATGCCAATCGCGCGCATCGCGGCCTTGTGCCAAATTTCCACATTGGCAAAGGCATGTTCTTTAGCGTGAGGATCAATCAGCGGAAGAGCCTCGTTTGCCGGGCTTGCGGCGGGCGCTGGGGCGGGTGCGGCGGCGGCGGCGAGATTTTCCACATGGCGAGGCTCGGGGGGCGTGTCCTCCGCCTCCTCGCGCGTTAGAACGCCCCTCAGCGCATCCGGGAACACGTCACGAATAGCAAAGCCGCGCGCCCGTAGCTGCAACATGCGATCCGGGTATTGCGTCCAAGGACCGGACTTGCCCCAAAGCCCGGCGCGCTTGGCGTCGGCAATGGAAAATGTCCGGCGCTGGGGTTGTTCGCCTCGGCGCGTGACTTCGCACCAGCCATGCCGGGCATCGCCTTCGCCTTCCGCGCCTTCCTGAACGCTGGCGCAGTCAGGATGCCCCCGCACCAGCGCAAGCGCGGCATCGCCCCAAATCGAGGGCCGGCCATTGATTACGGCGATGTTTTGCAGCGCCTGCAAAGGCCCAAGACCGACTTCCCGCCCCCATTGGATTGCGACCAGCACATTGCCAGGCTTGCCCTGAAAATCGCGCGGGACCATGGTGGAGCTTGCCAGGATGTCAGAGAAGCGCATGGCTTCTTGGAGCGTGGTCGGCTCCAGCGAGGTTTTGTGAAGGGTTACGCTCATTTCATTTTTCCTTTGAGGTTATCACTAAAGAGGGCGGCGCAGTGACCAGCACGGCGCCTTTGATTTTGTCGCCTTTCGCCAAGCGCGCCTTAATCCGCGCCTTGTCCGGTTCGCGCTTCATGCGCCAGCAATCATCGGGCAGCGCCTTCTCATCGGTGATCTCTGCCGATTTAGCGCCGTTCAAGCGCAACGTGGCGCGGTGGTGCTTGCTTTCGGCAATGGCCGCGCCGGGGTCGCCACAGGCTGCCAAGGCAACGCGCATGGCCTCGCGAAGCTGCGCCGCGCCGCGCGTCAATTCCGCATGCAGCCGCGTCAAGTCCATTACAGCGCGTTTGGCTTCTGTCTCGGCAGCTTCCATCGCCACAATCGCATCCAGCGTGGCGGACATGGTGGCGTCAAAGCTATTCGCTTCCCCGGTTCTGGTGCGTTCGCACTTGGCGCCGATCAGCGCCCGGCGCATCGGGTGAAGATCATAGTCCGGCATGGTGGCCGGCACTTGCACGGCGCGCACGGCTTCGCGGAGCGTGGCGGCGATTTCCTCGGCGGTCATTGCCCATCTCCAAACAAAGAAAGCTGTCCCGGCTCAGGGATCAGCACTTGCGCGCCTGCCGCTTGCAGCAGCGCCTCAATCGCGGACGCTTTGGCGCGGTATTGCGCGGCGTCATCACGCGCTTGTGATGCCCGGTCGGGATCAGCGCTTTCGTGCCGGTCAGCAGAACCCTCAAGGCGGCGCGCTTCCAGCACAAATTCCGCGTGAATGTGCGCCACGTTTGCGACTTGGGCAGCGTTCATCACACCGCCTCCAGCACTGCAACCCAAACCGCCACAATCCATGCCGCGCCATGAAACAGCGCTTCAAACGCGGCAGAGACAGCGCCAGGGCCAAAGACAAGGCAAGCCAGGAAAATCAGGATCAGCGGGCAGAGGACGATGATCCAGACGGGGGTTTCGGTCATTCCGCGCCACCCCGGCGAATGTTCCAATTATCAATTTCGCAATAGAATCCGCCGTTTACAGCATCATCTTCCGCGCGGCGTTCAGCTTCGACGGTCAAGGTTCCAGCGGCTTCCACAAGCTGATCAATCGCATAATCAATCGCCTCGGATGCGGCCTGACTTGGCGCAGCGGCGCTGATGTCAATCAGCTGCGCTACCATGCGCTCGAATTGCAGCATCGCGGACCAAGCGGTGGTTGCCGCTTCGTGCCAATTGCCGTTTCTGTCATCCGGGCATTTTTCAAGCCGGGTGCAATAACCCGCCAGACTAACCAGCGCTTCATGCTGCGCTGGCGGTTCAAGCGGTTGCGTGGGGAGTAGCTTAAGCATTGGTGCCTCCGGTTCGGGTTGCGGTGGGCTAACCCTATGCCTAAAAAATCTTTCCGTCAAGATATTTTTTCCCTTGACGCGGATATTTTTTCTGGCGTAGGGTAGGCTCATGAAAGACACCGAACACATGGTCGCATCTTTTGGTGGTCCGGCGAAGCTGGCGCAGGTTGTTGGTTCAACGCCTGGCGCCGTGAAAAAATGGCGCTCGCAAGGAGTGCCGTATCGGTATCATGCTACGTTGCGTGCTATGATGCGCCGCAGAAAATGGAGCGTGGAACAAATCGGCGCTATTTTGGAATGGAGACCGGCGAAATGAGCGGCCCTTCACCTTGGACAGACGAGCGCGACGCGCAGCTTACCGCCGATTGGAACGCGGGCTTTACCACGCTTGAGATCGGCACCCGCATGGGCATCAGTAAGAACAGCGTGATAGGCCGGGCGCGTCGCTTGCGCTTGCAATCGCGCGGGTCGCCGATCAATTTTGCCGCGTCGCAGTCTTGGACTAAGGCAGATGACGCGACGCTGCGGGCCATTTATGGCGGGTTTCTGACCGCCGCACAGATTGCCGCTCGCATGGGGCGCAGCCTGCATGCCATTTCATACCGCGCGAAGTTTCTCGGCCTTGTGGCCGGGCGCCGCGCGTCACCGAAAAGCCGTGCCGTGGTGGCGCGGCCTGCCGTCCGCAGCAATCGAGAACTTCCCGTTTCCGGTGCGCGGGCGGCTTCCCCATCGCGGCCACGTGCCGCCACGAACTCCTGCGGTGCCTCCCCCGCAGTCGAGCGCCAGGTGTTTTCTCAGCCTGCGCGAATCTTGCCCGAGGCGGTTGCGGAAACGCCGC